CTTTATCGATCTTGGTTGCGCCTAACACTTCCTGAACTAAGGCAACTGCATCCGAAGCTGAAGGTGCAGGTTGTACCGCTTTAACACTCCAAGGATCATTTTCTACTGGCATTGTGATCTTGTCCGCTAACTTTTCGGTAAACCGTTTTGGTTGGTCATTATTGACTTTTGCCATTTCTGAACGGCTAGGGCGTTTGCCTTTCGCAGCATAACCTGCGTTAGCCAATGCACGACCAATCGAACTTGTCTCGCAATTTTCAAGCGCCGAAGTAGAATTAACTCCTCGCGTACTGACGGTTTCCTCTGCATAGCCAGTTGTCCAAGGTTGTGCATCCACCTCAGTTCGATAGATAGCAGCCTGAACAATAAAGCGCTGCAAGGTATGCTCAACGAGCGTAGTAAATATTCTGCCATCTGGATGTTCCTTCCAAAACTTCTCTAGGCGTTCTTCGACTGTTTCGTAATCTTCTAAATTAAACATAAAGTTCGTTCTCCTCTGTATGCAATTGTCCGGCAATGGCTAGGTAAGCAACTGCGTCAACATAAGTATCTACCTTTGCTGTTTCCATGCTTCTAGCAATTTTGACGAGTGCCATGCAAGTTGCGACTTGGTAATCTGTAATTGGCATTTCAAGATAACTCGCCCATAGGGCTGCTGTTCTTGCCATATTGTCTGACGGATGACCGTAATCCTGACCACGATCCTGGATCGTTGCTCTGGCTTCGTTGAGGTAATCACGAGCCATCATGCTCTGACCTGATCGCGCTGCTCGTAAAACTTGCGAACTGCCTTGCGACCTACAATGTAGCCATCTCTATGGCCTATTTTGTACCCCATAAAGAATATTAGGATTGCTCCTGCTATTAAGATTAACTCTAATATTGACATCTTGCTCCCTTTGACCAGAACTTCTGGCCTTCTTAAGAGAAGTGAAGCATGACTAGCCGACAGAACCGCGACCATTTAGATAACGAAACGGTAACAATTCTGCTTCGTCCATAGCGTCATCGATCGACCAAGTTATGTCGTTATCGAGATCGTCCATACCTACGCCCATGAACTTGGAATGTTCCATCTTTCTCGATATGAATCAGATCTACTTGGACATTCTTGCCATTCTCAGTAACGATGGCGAATGCCTGCTGCCAGTTAGGCGTAGAGACATACTTAGCGTGTTTCAAGTCCATTGCATGTCCCACTTCAACTCCATGGAGAACACGCCTTAAAACCCCGTTAGAAGCCTCAGAATGGGCACTTCTACCTGCTCTATGTGTGTGTCCCATGATTACACTTTGGCCATGGCGTTTAGCCTGGTTCAAGGCTGATAGTCCAGGATTAGGATTAAGACTGCCTAAATCGCCATGAATAGCGATCCATCCCTTAGCGATAGGCATTGGAGTAGACCAGAACTTGACTCCCATTTCATCCAGCTTCAAAAACTTCTCGAACTTCAACTCGGGCAATGATAAGAATGCTGGGATCTTCTTCATAATAACTTTGTAAAGTCGATCCGTATGATTAGAACGCACCATGTGCGCTTCCTTGGAATATTCGAATAGCGACCATAAAACATCGACCGTTCGATCGCGATCCTCGGCTAGGGTTTGCTCGTACCAGCCCGGGGTATTTTCTGTCCATCGGCTGATCTGGGGTAAGTCGATTTCATCTCCGATAGTAAGGACAGCATCGGGGCGAAACGCTTTAATAAATAAACTGAGATTGCGTACAACATGTGAATCTTCGTAGGGACATTGCAAGTCTGGAATGACTACGGTTCGCTTCATTAATCCTCATCATCGTCATCATCCCAAGTGTGTGGGATTAGGTCGGTTTTAGGAAGTATCCAGTCGGGATAGGCCGATGGCTCGACTATGACTGCTAAAGCGATATCAACTTCAAAGCCAGCCTTGCGTAATGCTCTGTACATTTCTTGCAGACTAATTGCCCAAGCATCAAGTGCTGAGTAAGTGTCTAGGTCAATGACCTTTTTGCGAGCCATGAGATAAGTGTTACTTACCTAACATCTCGATAATTGTATCGACACGCGCTTCAAGTCGATTAACTTGATCTTTAATTGACGAACCGCTATTGGGCTTCAATTCCGCTAAATAGTGTTTGATCATGAACTGTAGCATTGCAGTAATGCCACCCAGAACCGTCACGATCGCCACTACAAGAGCAGCATAATCTTGCGGACTCATTTTTTAGGAGTGGCATATCCAAAAATACCGGCAACGATCGAGCCAAGAATGGCGCGGTAATCAAGTGAGAAGTTAGATGTAGTTCCCCATACTGCAAGGAATGCGCCGATAGAAATTATTGCTGGGTGCTTCATATTCATTTGGTTGCTCCTAGTAGTGGGATGTTAAAGAACGAACTATCTTGATCGCCCTTGCTAGTAAAAGATATATGGCAATGATGGATGTGCTTATTAACGCCTGTATATGTTCTCCAACGCCAGGCACTTTTAGAACTTGCGATCTTGCCGTCAAAGATGATGTAAGAGATGCGTTTATCAGACTTTGCCAACTGACGAAGTTGATCTGCCACATCGGGCATGATGTCCGGCTTGGGTTTGCCAGATAGATCGCGGTCAATGTCAATGGCACGAACCCAGCCTTGCTCATCTGGATTATGGTCAGACTTACGAGCTGAGTGCCGACTATCACCGATCCAGCCGTCTGAGGTGCGATCACGATCGCTGAAACAGTCATCGAACTGTTCTCTCAGTTGTTGACCGGCTGCGCATAATTTAGGCTTCATCTAATGCGTTCTTATCATTAAGTTTGCAACGCTGGCAATTCCACCAATAATGATCTGTTAAGAATAATTCCTTATGGCCGCATTCAGGGCGCGGAGCAATAAACGCCTCTGCTTCTTTATCGTATTTGTAGCCAATTCCTGCATAGTTGTACCTAAATCCATTAGTTCTAGCATTGTAAGAAGTACGAACACATTTTTGACCTCTAAAGTTGCCGTACCAAATTTCAGGGTCTAGCCCTTCAATTAGTTCAGTTTCGTCAATGCCGGTAATAACTTCAGTAACAACATTTTTATCATTTAAGAACGCGTAATGTGCCATTATGAGAAAGTCACCGTTCCTGTTCCTGCTGTAATTTGGTAAACCTTGTATCCACCAGCACTTGCGTTAGTTGATGTAAGCCCAGAAAGAGTAACGCTTAGATTGTCTGGGAACTTTAGGACTACAAATCCTGAACCGCCGTTGCCGCCATAGGCTAAAGTTCCGCCTGCTGCGCCTGCACCGCCGCCGGTGTTAGCAGTTCCGTATCCACCGCCATTGTTGCCTTTAGAACCTTGGCCACCGCCCCCAGTTCCTCCTGCTGCGCCAGTAGAAAGTGACGAAGCCGCATCAACCGCGCCGCCGCCGCCGCCTGCGCGAGTTACGGATGTGCCAGTAATGCTAGAAGCCGAACCATTACCGCCAACTCCAGGAACTCCCGAAGTAGCCGCCGATCCAGCCGCCGATGAGCCGCCGCCGCCGCCGCCGCCGTCTAAGTTATCGCCAGCAGTATTAAATCCTGCACCGCCGTTGTTTCCTTGACCAGCAGGTGATGCTGTTCCTGCTGCTGAGTTATATGCACCACCGCCTGCGCTTCCGCCTGCTTGGCCAGCATAAATTGACCCCATATTACCGCCGCCAAAACCACCGCCAGTAGAAGTTATGCTCGAGAAAACCGAGTTGCTTCCATTTGTTGCAAGTGTCGTTGGAGTGTCATAACGACCACCTGTTCCACCTGCGCCAACAGTTACTGTGTATGCAACAGATTTGCTTAATCCAGTTAAAGTATTTGTGCGATAACCACCTGCACCACCGCCACCGCCAATTAGTGCGCCACCACCGCCACCACCGGCAATGACAAGATACTCAACATTGAATGTCTTAGGTGCATTAGCGGATGCAATAATTCCTAAAATTGGAGACATTATGAAAGATCGCCCACAACCGTAAAGGTGTTACTTGCTGTGCAGATAATTGTGCAAGCGGAATAGCGCGCTCTTAAAATTGGAGCAGCAGCGGTTGCGCCTGTTGATGTAATAGTTACGCCAGCACCAGCAGCGAATGAAGTTAGCCCAACTCCAATTGATTGAACATTTATCTGATTTCCAGCCGAAAAGACGGAAGGCGGAATTGTTACGGTTACGGCAGAAGCGTTTGAAGTTGTTACAAGTTTGCCTAGATCAGCCGCTACAAGTGTGTAGGTTGTGCCTGTTTGAGCATTAAAAGATAAAGTTGTATCGTCTTGCTCGATCCAGCTAAAATCTAAATCTGTACCTGAAGCCTTGGCTAGTACTTGGCCAGTTGTGCCACCTTTAAGATCGACAAGGGCTGTATCTATATCCTGACCAAGAGCAGCAATGGCGGTTGCGCCATCCTTTACCAAGTCGGTCGATTGGGGAATATCCCAACCAAAGTTCGTAGTTGTTGTTGCCATTAGGCTACTGCTCCTATCGCGTTAATCCATGTAAGGGTTGGACTTAGGGTATTCCAAGTTTCTGCTGCGTTTACCTGCTCCCATTTTACCGTAACTTGGGAGAAGTTTATTGGAGAAGCGTTAAAAGTTACGCTTAGATTATTTAGGCTTGCTCTAAAAGTCCAGCCTTCTACATACCCCTGAAACGATCCATCGTTAATATTACCGGGTAGGTTCTGAATCCAGACTGGCTGACCTATAAATATGTTAATTAAAGCATTTCGATCGCTATCGTCAATTTCGGGATTTCCAAGAACGAAAGTGATGGCTTGAAATTTAGGGTATGGGTAGGCTCTAAGAGCGATGTATCGATCTGCTAAAGATTGAGCATCTACCGAGTTCTTAATTCGAGATGTAAAGGATTCCGCATAAGTGCCATAAAGGGATTGGCTAGCGGTGTCTTGGGCTGTGTATTGGCCGCTGCCAGTATTGCCGTAGTTGATATGAAAATAGTTTCTGAGATCGCCTGCTCGAGTGGTAGAAGATAAGCCGATTCCATTGGCATGGTTAGCATCCAAGGTTGTATAGCCATTGGCGGTTAGATAATCCTGCCTATGAGTTGAATCGGCATAACCAATATTACCGTTGGCATCTTCATAGATATACCCAAAAGCGGAATTGGCGATGGCTGCGCACAATGAATAAAGATCTGTATCTAAGGAAGATCTAGCAATCATGTTGTAATCGCCTGGTTGATCGATTTCACCTAATCCGATATTAACGGCGTTAGCCCAAGTCTCAGTAGGATCATAAGTTGCCCAAGTCTGAGCAGCAGGAACTTCATTCCATTGGCCAAGTAAGTAATTAGAAAGAAGCGTGTAAATCTGATCGCCATCAAAATCACTTGAAAGAATCCCGGCATCGATGATTTTGGGCAGTTTAGATAAAGCGCCTAGGGCAGTAATACTTGCCGAAGTTGTATATCCAATATCGCCTGCCTGGTTGACCGAGATAGTAAAATCTGAGATATAACCGCCGAAGATTGGCACATAAGTTCCAGAGGTGTTAGTTACTTCTATTGCAAGCCCAGTTCCTACCGTAAAGTCATAACTTGAGTTATTAAAGTTTATTAATTGCAACTGGCAATAGCCTGCTATCGGTTGAACATTGATATCGGTACGACCTGAAGTAACCGTTAGATTGGCGATCGTTACATCTGTTACTTCAACGCTGTCAATTAGAACCTTATACGAAGGGGTATAGGCGGTCATTAAAAGACCAATGCCGCGCTGCCGAGAGTTCCTCGAGCTGAAGAATCATTGAGAAGGCTTACGATTTGACGAGCCGTTGATTCGCTATCGATTGCTCCGTTAACCGTAATATTTGTAGTTGGGGTTCCGCCGACATATCGATACCCGGCAATAGGTTCACTTGGAATCATTGGGGCTGATGCAGCCGATGGAGAAGATGCCCCAGTTGAGAATGAAGCATTATTGAAAGGATTTAGTGCAGAACCAATTTGTTTAGAAATCTCGATAACTCGCTTGATTTTATTGTAGAGATCATCATAGAATGAAACTACTCGAGCCAATCCATCGATTAGACCGCCTATTGCAGCGCCTACGATTTCGAATGCCTTACCTAAAGTCTTGCCTAGAATTGGCGCTAGTACATCGCGAGAAAACTCAGCGATATTCCTGAATAGATTGATAAGAGGCTTAAGTTCTTCGCTGTTGTCATTAATTGAATTCTTTACCGAGTTAAAGGCTGATCGAAGTCCGTTGATAATCGGATTTAGAAACTCCATAACTGGGCGCAACTTGTCACCAAGATTGCTAGTGAAATCAGCAATAGCAGGAATAACCTTATTTACGATGGTATCAACCATTGGCGTAATAGCGGTCAAAATGTAAGAGCCTACGGTTTCCTTACCTTCATCAAAGGCGATCTGAAGCCGAGTTAACTTGCCTTGAAATGTATCTGCCTTAGCCGCTGCCTGGTTTTCAAAAGTGTCTGCCAGTTTAGCGGTAATCTGATCCATGTTCATGGTCTTAAGTTGAGCGGATGTAAGTCCTATGCCCAACTTGCCAAGCGCGGCTGTGTTGCCTTCAGCAGCCTTCGCCATCGCGTTAGTAACTGCTTCTAGCGATTTACCTGAACCAGCAGCGACATCGATTGCAACCGTCTGTAACTTCTGAGCCTTTTCAACATCTCCAGTTGCCCGGGCTAGACGCTCTAACGATGGGCGAAGTTCATCATCTGTAACGCCGAAAGCCAGAGAAGTCTGCGTTATATAATCTTCAGTAGCAGCAATTTGATTCTCGGTTGCCCCAGTTACATTCTTTAAAGTCAGGGCTAACTTTTCTTGAGCGGCTGCATCTTCGATGGCTGACTTAACGCCATCGATGGCTAACTTTCCTGCATAGGCTACGGCTGCCGCGCCTGCTGCTGCGAATGCTAGTCCAGCCTTCTTCCCAAAATCTGAAACCTTATCGCCGAAGGACATTACATCCTTATCGGCCTTATCAAGATTCTTAGTGAAGTTATCGACATCAGCAAGAAGCTTAAGCGTTAACGCCCTTGTACCTGTTGCCATTAGCCCCACTCCTTCAAAATCTTAGTAAATGATTCCGACCATCTAGCCACGATCTGCGGTTGAATCTTGCGTAGCGTTGGATAGATAAACCAGCCCTTAGAGCCTCGACCTTCTCGGCCTGACCAGACAGGGAACTGCCTATATTTGTTGGATCCGAATTCAGTACCGCCCCAGATATCTCGAGTAGTTGCTCCACCTGAGAACTTTTGAGAAGCGAAGCCATAAGTAATCTCACCGATGCGGCTCGACTTCTTGACCCTAGAACCTTGAGCAATTCTGCCTGAGACTTTAGTGTTATTGCCTTTGCTTGCAGTTTGAATAACCTCAGCCCGGGCGAATTCAGCCAGAGCGCCTGATTGGCGCTTGGCCTCATCGTTGGCTTCTTCACCCATATTCCTTAAAGCCTTAAAGACCTTACGAAGTTCAGCCTGGTCAAGTGCTACTAGTTCACTTGCCATTACGCTGCTCCAATATCTCTATCGCTGTAAGAATATCCTCGGCACTTCGCCAATGATCCATCGGGATCTGAGTGGCTATTGCCAGTTCTACCAAGAGTCGGCTTACGCTTCCCCTTGAATGGCTTTTGGGTTTCCTTCACCTACTTCAACATCTGCGACTGATTCCATCCAGACATCGAGTGTCTTGGTTGGCTGACCGCCTGCTTCGCGCTTCATTGCTGAATGCGTTACATAAAGAATGTCCCACATGCCACCAAATTGAGAGATAACCTTTTTAGTTGTCATCTCCCATTTGGCGTAATCAGGTGGACGAACCAAGTAAGTGGTTTCCGATCCATCAACATATTTAATTGTTATTTGCTGTTGCATTGTTTGCTCCCGTTTCTATTGTTTAGCTGAAGGTCTCTGATACCGCGCCGTTTGATACTAGGAAAGTGTATGAGACTGTCTGAGCATCCATGCCTGACCCGCCGACTGTTGGGTAAGAAGGTTTGATAGGGAATGAAAAGACTGCGCCTGTTGCTGCTGTAAGACTGATGGTGATATCTGTGTCTGGTGCGTTGTCGCAGGCTGTCCATAGTGCTTCGCATACTGAAGAAGTCTTGCCCCAGTCAGCGAGCATATCAAGTTGGAATGTTGCTGTGACATTTGTGGTCTTGTAAGCCTCGCCATCAAGTGTCTGATAAGTCTGACGATCAAGTACCTTTGTTAAGACTGCGTTTGTTGCTTGTGCCTCGATATCTGTTCCACCTGTGAAAGATAGAGAAATATCGCGACCTGTGATTACTGTGGTTGCCATTATTTATCCTTAGTTTGTTTGTGTGTAGTAGGTAGAAACTCTGATATCTGCCACCAAAACATTGGAAGGGCCGACCTGAGTAACCGTTGGTTTTTCAACCGCTCCAATTGTGTACCCAACTGGGATCACTTTCAGAACACTTATTACGAGCTGCTCGAGATTATCGAGCGATGCCGGGTTGCTGTTATATGCAACTGCGACTGAGATTACAAGATTAATTTTTATATGAAGTGTGGTCTTACCGATTGTTTCTAATTCAAGATATGGCGAATCTGGAACGCACACCACAAAAGGAACCATTGGCGCTTCTGGAACATAGGCATAAACATTGCCTGCAACATTGGCGAAGGCTGTGGCTAGTGGTTGACGAACTGTGTCTAAGATTGTTGATGCTGGCATTATTGCACCATTGATTCGGTGTCGATAAACGGCCCGAGAAGTCCTGACACTCGATTGAAAAGGCTACGGCCTAACCGATAAGGGCTGACAGTTGTAAAATCTACGCCTTCGATCTGGCCGCCTGGAGCGATGCGAGATTGGAATACTTCTACTGATATTGCAAGAACTGCTGATTCGACTGCGCTATTGCCTACATAAGTGGCTGCGCCTGAAAGTGTTGCCAAGCCTGAAGGAATAACCTTGCGCTCTGTAATATCGGCGTTGTTTATAGATACTGTAAAGAAGCCGTTAAATTCTCTGTAAGAACCATCTAAAAATATGCGTGAATTAGATCGCAGAACGAAAGAATCGTAATCGATGTTGCTTGATTCAAGGATTGTAAAAGTTCCGTTAAACGGAGAGCCTACGCCTGTGACGACTACGCTCTGACCCGCTGAAAAGTTGTTATCGCCAAGTACATAATATGTTGCTATTTTATCTTGAAGCGCCACGACATCGATTGGGCTTGAATACTTGACCAACATAGGCAAAATGACTGACTCTGCTGTATCAATTACATCTGCTAAGTAAGCATCGTTATAAAGGGCTGTAGAGACACCAAGGATCGACCTTAGTTCTGCTACGGTAACAATTGTTGGCATCTCTACATCCTCTCTATTAAACGACTGGGGGAGCCACCGGGAGCAGCAGCTCCCCCATGATTAGTTAATGAACTATGCAACCATGAATCGGTAAGATCCAGCGCCTAGTTTTGTGGCCACTGCACCGTAACCATAATAGCCAACCTCTACGGAACCTGTTGAAATTAGGTTTGTCTGTAGTGATAGACGTGGTGACTCGTACCATGTGTATGCATCTGGATTGATTACGATCATAGTGTTGTCACCGAGACCTGAACCATCTGTTAATGCACGTGAAACGCGAAGGTTTAGACCTAGAAGGTTTCCACGAACTGCTGTTGCTGTAAGTGTTCCACCTGCGTTTTGTGGGTTGATTGTTTGCTGGAAGATTGGGCGGTTTGCAGTATCGACAAGTCCCATCAAGTTACCCCATTGTTCTGGAGAAACTACGATGTTTTCTGCGAAACCAAGTGTGCCCTTGTAGATTGAAACTGCTGCATCTGATACGAAATCAGCTGCAAGTGCGCCTGTTGTAATTGCTGCGCGGTTTCCGCCGTCTGTTCCGCCGTTGATTAGCGCGGTTCCGACTGCTGCATCTGTGGTCTTTGCATAAGCAAATTCCATTTGGCGTACGAGTTCTGCAAAGAATGCAGGAGACGACCTGTCGAGAAGCTCCAAACTGAAGGTTTGGCGGCCCATGAACTTTTGGACACTCACTGAAACGAAGGCTGCGTTTTGGTCGGTTTCTGATCCGCCGTTGCCTTCAGCTGCAAGTGAAACTGTTGGAGCAACTGTGATCTTTGGGATCTCGAATGTCATACCTGCATCAGGTAGAGCACCGCGAGATACTGAATCAATAAATGGGCGATCTGCGTTTGAGATGCCGTTAATTACTTCGGTTAGTTGGCGTGTTGGTACTAGGCCAGCGTTATCTGTTGTGTCTGCTGCTGCAGCAACATACATACGAGATTCTTCATTGCCTAACTTTGCACGTACTGAATGCTCGAGATAAGAAGCCTTATCAACGATTGGGTTACGAACAGTAGTTGAAATGTAAGGTGCTGTTGCAGCCTTAACTTCAACCTTTGCAGCCTCTACCGTTTCTGCGGCAGGAGCAACTTCTGGAACGGTAGTGTCTGACACTTGTTCTCCTTCTGTGGTTGATTGTGTTTCTTCCTGAGATGTCTCAGAAACTTCATTTTGTAGGGCCGCTACTTTTGCGACCTCTGCGCCCGGTATTGCTCCGTCTGTGACCAAGCTGACCTCTATGAGATTGGATGCGCTAATAGCCATTACGCCATCCTCGTTATTCCAGTCTGCAACATCTACGCCAACGCTGAAATCGCTGCGAAGGCCAGTTGCAGCTTCTTCGAGTGCGTCATTTCCTGCGGTTGTCTTAGCGATCTTAAATTCTGCTGTGATGCCTTCTGCATCTTGCTCGAATGAAACCATTTTACCTAATGGGCGAGTTACATCGTGCTGCAAAACTAGTTTAATGTTTTTAGCCATTGTGATGGAATCTTCTTTGAACATAGTACGACCTGCTGAGGTGTTGCCTTCAGCATTCCAGGACACGATGCGACCAGCGATAATGCGGGATTCTGTATCTGCCGCTGTAATCGTGTATGGCATAGTTATTTTCATCGGTTCTCCTTATTGTCAATCAGGTCTTCTTCTTCTCTAATCTGCTCAACGCTCATTGCGCCAATACGATTTAAGATTTCATAAACTTGAGCGCGCTGTAGTGCATCTGAGCGCAGGAAGTTGTCTAGGCTAAAACGAATTTCACCAGTTGAAGGGCAAAAGTCCGGCATGCTGAGGCGCTGTTCGATAGCAGCCAAAATTGGCTTCATGGAGAAATCAATAAGAGAACGGCGCTCTGAAACGCTGTTGCTGTAGGTCATACTTGTAGTTTCAGCACTTACGAAATAAGCAGGAAGGTTGCAAGCGCGAGCCAATTCCAGCGCGACATATTGGCGAGCCTCATTTAGTTGTAACTTGGCAGGATCGATGCCCAGCGCTTGCAATTCAACATCCGCATTTAGGAACGCGGTTGATTTAGTAAGGCGAGCAGTTCTCCATGACTCGAGAAGTTTAGAGATGCGCTCTGCTGGAAGATTTGTACCATTTGATTTAAGAACTTGGAGTGGTACTGGCTCCTTAGCAAAAGTTTCAGCAGCTTGTTCAAGAGCATGAGCGGCGCGGATTGTGCGGCCTGCTCGATTTAGTAAGCCTTCATCTAAGCCATAAAATACAACCAGCGAACCTACGCCATTAGTAGGAACGATTGATCCATCGACTTGGTAGCCAACGATTTCAGTTTGATTATTGTTTAATTTTACTGTTACGCGATCTGGAGCAACGCGAGTCCAAGCGCGAACGCGACCTGTATCTCCGTACTGCTCCAAAACTTGTCCATAAGCGCGGCCTTCGAAAAGTAAGTCTTCGGCTAGCCAGGCATAAACCGCAGAACCCGGAACGCGTGGATCTGGTTGATTAATTACTGCTGGAGTTGCCATGTGTGAGCCATCGAGTTTTGAATACTGCTCAAGTGGCAATGCTGCAAGTGTTGAGCAAATTATATTACGCGCTCTGGCAATAGTTGGAACTGCCATTGCTTGCTGGCGGCTTGCTACGGATTGAGTAAATACGAAAGGATTAAAAGATGCTGTGTTGTTGAACGGTGCAGGTGTCGAAGCCGCATCAACTGTGATTTCGGTTGTTGGCTTAGGCGTTGTAAATAAGTCCCTGATTCCCATTGGACATATTATACGCTACTGTCCAGACATTATCCTACTTGAATGTCTACTTCGGATTCTCCGCGTGTTGCGAAGTGAGTAACCATTGCCGAAGCAACTGCACCGCAAACTATTCCGCTTTGCTTTCGACCCATTACCCAACCGCCATCGCCTCGAGTTAATTTAACTGCCGATAGAACTTGCTTGGTTAATTCTTCTTGATCTGCATGCGCAAGCCGCATCGATGAAACGGCAGAAACAAATTCATCGCAACTTTGCTGGTATTCTTGCGAGTTAACTTCATGGATTGGGATTCCTGCTGGGGCTAATCGAGCGGCAACTGCTGAAGCGGTCGATTTTGAGTAGGCAACGGCATTAACTGGGAACTTGCGAACCCAATAAGCAATATCGTTGGCCATTTCAAGATCATCAAGGTTAACTGGGTTGAACCAAGTATGAAGAAGACTAACCATGAAACGATTGCCATCGATGCGTTGGCCAGCAACGAGAGAGGCGTGTTTTCTGTCCGGGCTTAGATCGATCGCCATCCAAGTATCTTTCTCGACATCGAGCTGAGGCAGATCATCGGCCTTGCACTTCTTCCATTCGGCTTCTGAGATAACTGGGTTAATCATTGAAACGAATTGGCACAATATCTCGGTTCTAAAAATATCTTCGCGATCCGAAAGGCTATCTGCAATATTATCTTCATGGACTGTGTGGCCTAAACTCGGATTGCTTTGATACCAGGCTTCTTTATCGGTTATCTCGGCTCCTGGTTCCGCGCTCCATTCGAACCAGCCAATAGAATCATCTGCGCCTTCACTTGCCGCTAAACCTCGCTCCCTAAACTTATGCAGCAAAACCGAATTAGCATGGCCAGCGTTGGAATATACATAGGCTTGAGGATTCGAGTTAGACATCTGAGTAAATCGCATCGAACTCCAGACATCTTCGGTATCGAACTCTCTAAGTTCATCAATGTGTATTACATCGGGCGCGGCAATACCTCGAGCGGCTGAGTTACCTGCTCGAATTAAATACCGGGCTTTATTCTTAAATCGAATTTCTTGAGATCCTTTAGATTCATATTTCTTGGCAAAGTTGTCTAGGAGCATCTGAGAGTTATCGATTATCTCTCCAACCTTAAAGAAGATTTCGCTCGATGTAGTTAACTTATGAGCGGTAGCCAGGTGCATCTTCTCGCCTAGAACATAGATCCCGAACAGGATTCGAAGCGCCATGAATGTAGATTTGCCCTGTTGGCGTGGCAACATGATTCCAATTAGCGGATGCGCCCAACGGCTATCTGGCTTATATCGAAGGCAGTCTCGAGCCAAGCCTTCCTGCCAAGGTAGCAACGGCAACCCAATATCTATGCAGAACTGGATCATCTCATCGCCCCTGGTAGGTAAATCAAGCGGCTTTGAGCGAATTCTAGGGATCTGGGAGCCTTTACGCGGTTCTGTTACCCCTACCTCAACCGATGTAAGCCCATCTGAGCCTGTTTCAGCCGTCATGACTGGTTCTCATCCGAACTGAGCCGATAATGACTGTTTGAGTCGTTTTTGGGGTAAAAAGAAACAGGAAGGGTCGGGGGTGTCCTTGCCCTATCAAAAAACCTACCCCCCTTACTACTATTGCATCGAGAACATAAGACCTGAAGATTTGAAGGGTTATCGTCTCCACCCAAGTGCCTGGGAATTATGTGGTCAACGCTAAGGCCTTCTTCTGTCCCACACATCTGGCAACATCCATCGCGTTGAATAACCATCTCTCTTAACTTACGCCAAGCGGATGTAGACCCGGTATTACTTAGCGAGGATCTCTTGCTCATTGCCAGCCTTTAGTCTTTAGATGATGTAACGCATTGCAGTAGTTAGGTTCATCGTACTTCGTTACTCCATATCGATTGGCTATGTAATACCAGAATACCCAGAATTGATAATCGTATGGCTTGCCTTTAATTGATTCGCTCTTAATCTGATAGTAACCATAAGTCTGTTTCTTACCGGATTTGTTACCTATTGCATCAATCTTCCATCTACTTTCTCGATAAATGATTTCGTTATGGCATAAGTATTGCTTATCAGTTAATTGCTTATTAGCCAGTTCTTTTAATGGCACTATTGAAGCCTCTAATCTAGGCATAAATGCCATAGATAGAGATATCCCAATAACAACGGCTAACTCTCGCGCTACGCCTTTCAGGCGCGAGTTGAAGCCTTGATGGCTTCTAGCCGATAGTGTACCGACTCGACCAAGCACATTCGCATAAGTCCTGCTAATACTGCGTGTCTTATTTTGAATCAGTTGAGTAAAACCCGGAACCTTTGAAGGAGATACCGAAACTGCTATAAATCTTGCGCATTGGTTCATGACATAAACCGCATTCAACCAGGTGATCTTCATTGATCTTCAGCTCCTTTTCGTAGCGAAGGTTTGCCTCGCATCGATCGTTAGTGCATTCGAATTCATAGATTGGCATTACTTGGCCACTCCATGCATTGTCTGAATATGACTTAGCATCATTTTGCTAACTCCTGCTTGACCCCCTAGAAAGTCATAAGCCGATAGTAACGAATAGCCGCAGAAGCAAGTGTGCGCTGCTTTAGGTAGCACATTATCTTCATTACTCATTTTCATCCTCACACATTACGCATTTAGATCGCGACAGAACATAAGCGCCACAACCCTTGCATTTACTTATATCAATGTCTGAGTATAAATCCTTACGCCCCTTAAACCCAGCAGCAATCAGTAACTCCACCAGATCGCCAAGGCGTAGCATTGCGACATACTGCTCTGCTGTTTCACCTTGCCCATTTAATCTAAAACAAGCAAACCCCAATAAGCCGCTTTTAGATGTCCTAGTTTCGATCTGGCGGAGTGTCCCTGATACATCGAGTCCTGTACGCGCTTTTACCTCGCAGTCGAACGGGACATTGAGGATATCGCGGCCATTACCTCGACCAACTGAAGCGCCTTCCCAGGTGCGCCTCAGAAACTCTGCTACTACTCTTTCGGTGCGAAAGCCCCGATGCTTTCTACTTTGAGACATTTACTGCGTGGCATTTCTTGCATGACCATGAAAGTATTTGTCCTTGAATATAGAACGCTAATTCTTCTTTAGGAACTGGTTCATTACACAGATGACAGATAATTCTTACCTGTAATGAATTGAGCAATTCTTGATGTTTAGCCTTTTCTGCCAATTCGTTATCGTTCGGAATGTTTTCCCATTCACCATCTTGGTTCATAAACTGTAAACCGCTCATGATCTAGCCTCCTGTGGTTTCCATGCGCCATTGTTATCAATGACATACCAGATGGGATCGCACTTATCGACCTGCGCCCAAGTCTCTTGGCGTTGAGGCTGTACCGGGCAACTCATGTTCGCCCAAGCCTTGCCGTTCTTGTTACCAGTTCTCCAGATTCGCTCACCATGTTTGCAATGAGGTATATCTTTATCGATCTTGGTTGCGCCTAACACTTCCTGAACTAAGGCAACTGCATCCGAAGCTGAAGGTGCAGGTTGTACCGCTTTAACACTCCAAGGATCATTTTCTACTGGCATTGTGATCTTGT